GCTTCAAATACGCGAGACAACCGATGGCCCAAGCACTGTGGACTTCATCAGCAAGATTCCGTGAACTATCCTGCTGGTTCTTGTGCCAATGGCCAAACATAACATTCACACCAACCCTCATCCTCACCTGCCTGGCGATATTCACAGTGCCGCTTTTCAACCCCAACTCATGGCCATGCGCTATCCACAGCTTACCGAACTTTCACCCGCGAGGACGAGCTGGCGATCCGGACCGGCACGAAGCCGATCCAGCACTTCCTCGCGCCGAACTGCGTGGGGCTGCACGTCCTGAAGCACCGGGTGGATGGCGGCCAGACCGGCGCGGTGCTGAAGTTGGGCTGGGAGCGCGGGATGCTGTGCGACCCCAGCACGGAGCAGCGGCGGGCGTGGGAGGCGCGCCACGACCTGTGATCGCGCTGACCATTTTGGGCCAGCCGGCCTCGAAGAAGAACTCGATGCGGATCGCCCGGACGGCGCGCGGGACGCCGTTCCTGCTCCCGTCCAAGGCAAGCGCGGCGTGGACCCGCGACGCAGTGCAGCAGCTTCGGCTCCAGTACTGGCACGACGGCGGGCCGCTCGCGCCGCTGGAGGGGCCGCTCTCGGTGCAGCTCCGCTTCTACCTGCGCGACGGGCGGAGCGAGCCCGACCTGGACAATCTCGTGGCCGCGGCCTTCGACGTGCTCCAATCGGCCAAGGTGATTGGCAACGACCGACGCATCGTCGCGCTGACGGCAAGCAAGTCGTTCGACAAGGCGAACCCCCGCGTGGAGCTGGTGTTGCACGAGGTCGCAGCGGTGGCCGCGTGACCGTTGCGTATGCGGCGCGGGCCAGTGTCCGCCATGTTGATGGCACCCCCCTCTTCCAGTCAACGGATGACCAGCGCGCGGAGCGGGATGTTGCCGTGGCGCTGGGCCAGGCGTGGCAGTGTACGCTTCGCCCCTTCGGGGCACTGGCGGCGATCGACTGGTATGCGGTCCGCGACGAGCGGCTGGTCGGGGTGGTTGAGCTGAAGCACCGCAGCCATGCAAGCACCCGGTTCCCGACCGTCTTCCTCAACGTCCGGAAGTGGCTGGCGTTGCTGTTGGCGGGGCAGGGGCTCGGCGTTCCGGCGATCTTTGTAGTCCAGTGGACCGACCAGCTCGGCTGGGTCTCGGTGCCGGCCATCGATGCGCGGCAGGTCATCGTCGGCGGCTGTGCCGCACTGGTCAAGTCGGTCAGCGACATCGAGCCGGTGATCGAGGTGCCGGTGGCGAGCTTCCGGGCGGTGGTGTGACGCCGGCCAGGGTGGTGGTCTAGGACGGCTGTGCCGGCGATCTTCGTGATGCGGCGCTGGTCAGGCTGGGCGAGCGCTGTGGACTGCCGCTACGGCGGTGATACCGCCTGGTCGGCGCGTAGGCGGTCTAGGATCACCTTGGGGATGGGTCTGTCCCCGGCCAGCCATCGCCGGACGGTGCGTTCGTCGCGCAGCAATACCTGAACGGCGTACTTGCGGGCTGAGAGGCCGCTGGCCGCAATGGCAGCGCGAAGTAGGTCTATGGGATCGTGTGTCATATCAAACCTGCCGGGGGCATCGCACCCCCGGTGCCAGCGTCGACTGGTCAGGCAGGCTCGCGTGACAGAGCAAAAAATGCATCGCGAACAGCTTTTTCAATCAAACGGCGTAGCTCACCAGTATCACCGATGGTTGGCGGGTTATCGGCCCAATCTGCCAAAAAACGTTCGGAAACGGCTCTAGCGATTTCCAGAGGCAGCGGGTTGCTAATAGAGTTGCCGGCAAAGATCGCTTGGCGGAGGTGCTGAATGATTGCGTCAGTCATGGTGTCTCTCCTTGTGTTGTGTCGGGCGGGATTGCCCGGACAGGACTGCCGGGGGCCTTGCACCCCCGCGGCCGCGTGAACGGTCAGTCGGACAGCGAGGTGCCTGCGGCGCGGCGCTCATCAGCTCGCGCCTCGTCGCCGTAGGGACCCCACCGGAACGCGCGGGCGTCGAGGTAGGCGTCCGCGGCCGCCAGCGCGTCGGCGTCGTTGAGGCTGCCGCGCCACCAGCCGAGCATCGCCGCCAGCTCGATGATCTGGGTCGGGGTGACGATCGGGTTGGCGTGCCAGAGGTAGCCGGGCTCGGTCTTGATCAGCGGACGGAAGGTCATGGTGCGCTCCTATGGTGTTGTGCCGGGCGGGATTGCCCAGACCACGCTACCAAGTTAGGGCCAAGGCCCTACTGACGCAATAGGGTGGATTGTAACAAAAACACCGAAACAACGCCGAACTAGGGCTGCCGGCGTGCAACGTATTGCGCGCGCGCGCGTTATGTAGTAGTTTAGCATCTGCCCCGCGCCAGGCGGGGGCCATCCCGGTGCGGCCTCTCGACGGTTGCCACCGCCTAACCCATTGCGGGAGAAGGCGTTGCCAGCTCAGCGTAAGAAAGCCGCGCCCCGGAAATTACCGGGCAAAATGCCGGAGCTCGTCCCACAGCCGCGCGGCGGGGCGCTGCTCTCCGGCGGCATCCCCGGCCACAGGGGCGGCACGGGCCGGCCGCCGGACGCATGGAAGGCGCTGTGCCGGGAGTTGGCGAGCCGCGACGAGATGCTCGAGCAGGCGCGCGCGGTGCTGAGCAACCGGGAGCATCCGGCGTGGCTTGGCGCGTGGCGCTTCGTGGCGGAGCAAGCCTACGGCAAGGCCGAGGCGACGCAGACAGTAAAGGGCGACGTGGATGCGCCGCTGGTGATCCGGGTGGTGGCGGAGTGACGCGGCTCGAGATCGCGGTGCGGCTGCTCGCAGAGCGCTGCGAGTTGAGCCTGGAGGACGCGACAATCCGCATGGCCCTCGAGACGGCGGACCGCATTCTCGCGCTGCACCGCGACACACTGCCCCGGACCTGGAGCGGAGACCGGGTGCCGTGGATGTGGGGCGGGGCGGAGTGATGTGGGCTGTCGGCGCGCTGGGCTTGCTTGCGCTCGCGCTCGTCGGCGCGGTGTTCTGGCTGGCGACCTGGCTGGACCGCACCGCGATGCCAGAGGAGCCGCCGCCGATGACGCCCTCAGCAAGCGCGCCGCCAACGCCGCGACCGACGCGCGGGGGGCGGCGCGACGTGATGGATGACGCAGGCGCACCACGGCGGCGCACGGGCATTGAGTGGATGATCCTCGCGGAGGATCGCGCGGTGCTGGGGCGCGTGGTGGCGGCGACACTGCCGGAAGCACTCGCAGCCGGGCGCGCGCGCTGGGGTCCGCTGTGCCGTCGGGCGCAGTCGCGCGTCAGCTGGGAGATCACCCAGGACGAGGCGCGGACGATCCGTCGGGACCGAGTGATCCGCGAGTGAGCGCGCTCCATGTGCCGCGCCTGCTCTCGCACCAGCAGGCAGTCGCTGATGCGCCGGAGCGCAACAAGCTGATCCGCGCTGGCCGCCGCTGGGGCAAGTCGCGGCTGGCGTTCCATGTGGCGATGGTCGGCCACGGCGGGGGCGACGGGATTGCGCAGGGCCGGAGCGTGGTCTGGCTGGCCCCGGACTACCCGCAGACCCAGACGATCTGGCGCGAGGAGGTCGAGCCCCGGATGCGGCGCGTCCCGCAGGCGCGGATCAACGCCAGCGAGCACACCGTGCAGTTCGGCACCAATGGCCCGATGCTCGCGGTGCGCTCAGCCCAGGCGATTGAGGGCATCCGCGGGATGGGCAAGACGCTGGGCGGGATCGTCGTCGACGAGGCCGCGCACTTGGACCTCGAGTACGCGCTCCGCAACGTGCTGCGCCCCGCGCTGCTGGACAACGCCGGCTGGCTGCTGCTCGTCTCGACGCCCTATGCGGGGAGCTACTTCAACCAGCTCTGCCATGAGGTGCTCGACGGCACGCGCGACGCGAGCTGGGCGCACTGGCACGGGACGCCGTTCGACAACGCCAAGCTGAACCGCGCTGAGGTGCAGCAGTTGATCGCGGAGTACCCCGCAGGCAGCGCGGAGTTGCAGCAGGAGGTCTTCGCGGAGCTGTTGCAGGGTGGCGCGGGGCTGGCCTTCGCGGAGTGGCGGAGCGATGTCCACGTCAGCGCTCACGAGCCGCCGGGTCACGCCGAGTGGTGGGGCGGGCTCGACTGGGGCTATGCGTCGCCGGGCGTGTTCGTGCTGTGCGCGGCGAGCGGTGAGCGGGTGCAGGTGCGCTGGGATATGCGTTGGCGCGAGCAGCCGCCCTACGAGATCGGCTTCACCATCGCGCAGCGCTGCCGCGCGTGGCCGCTCCACCTCCCGACCTTCATCAGCGCCGACAGTGCCTGCTGGGCGGTGACGGACGGCGGACCGACGATCGCTGAGGAGTTGCAGCGCGGGCTCCGGGATGGCTGCCCGGAGTTTCCCATCGCGCTGGTCAGCGCGCCCAAGGGGCCGGGGAGTCGGGTGGCGGGGAAGATGCTGCTCCATCAGGCGCTCCGGGTGACGCCGGGCGAGGACGGGTCGGTGCCGGCATGGGCGCGGCCCCGCCTCACCGTGCATCCTGAGGCCAGGACCGTGGTGCAGACGCTGCCGGCGTTGCCGCGCGATGCGAAGCGGCCCGAAGACGTGGACACCGATGCGGACGACCACGCCTACGACGCGCTCCGCTACGCGCTGATGGCGCGTGAGCCGGAGGCCGCGCCGCCGCCGCGCGACGTCCCGGAGAACCGCCATCCAGGTTTCACCGCGAGCGGCAAGCGCCGCAGCCGTGACCGCACCGACGAGGCGATCCTGCGCGAGGAGCTCGAGGACATGGTCTACCACGGCGGCGCGCCGGGTGGCCGCTACGGGTGGCGGGGCGCGTGACAGCGCCGACAGTGCGGGCACTGGTCGCGGAGCGGAACTGGCTGCGGCGGCGGACGGAGCAGCTCCTCGTCATGCACAGCGCGCTCGAGGCGCGCTACGCCGAGTTGGTGGAGCGGGTGCAGGCGATGCAGCGTGACGGGTGGCGGCCGTCCAGTGAGCCGCCCTCCCGCGACATGGTGGACCCCTTGCCCGATGCGGTGGTGCGCGCGATCGGCGCGCGGGCGATTGACCGCGACACGGCGCGCGAGATGGAGCAGTGGGCGCGCGGCCAGCTCGCGGGCGAGGTGACCATCGACGATGTCGTGGGTCGGCTGTGGCGGGGCGAAGAAGGGCTGTGACGCACGGGTTGTGGCTGGAGTGCGTGGGCGGGCCGCGTGACGGGGAGCGGTTCCCGCTCAGCACCCCGCCTGAGGGCTACCAGCCGGGGTGGGTGCAGTACTGCCGCACGGCCCGGCGCGGACAGGCCATGATGGTCACACGGACACGAGAGTGGAGTTTCATCGAGGAGCGCGACGATGCAGATCAGTGAGGCAGGCGCAGTGCCAGCAGGGCAGGAGGACGCGCTGGCCGATGGCGGCAGCGGCACCCGTGTCCGCTACGGCGACGACGCCGCACCGGGCGACCTGCTTACCGCGCCGTCCAAGGCGGTCTGGGCGCGGGTGCGCAAGTGGTGGAAGGCGCGCACCCGCGAGTTTGACCGATGGCACGTTGAGTGGGAGGTCAACGAGCGGACGCGCGACGGCGAGCACAACGTCTGGGCGGTGAAGACGCCTGACATGAACAAGTGGCAGGTCTACGTCCCGCCAGGCGCGACGAAGACCCCGCCGGCGGTGCTCAACAAGGCGGACCGGCTGTGTCAGCGGCTGATTAGCGTCCTGTTCACGGACCCGCCCGTGGCGGAGCCGCTCCCGGCCACCGGCGAGGACGAGGACCGCGACGCGGCCGAGTTCGCCTATCGGGTGCTGCTCGACGTGCAGAGCGAGTCCGGGCTCAACGATCTGGATGCGCACCGCGCGGCGTTCGATCTCGCCTGCGCGACGCGCTCCAGTTACCTGCACTACTGGACCGACCCGGTGGGTGGGGGCCGGCAGCCGATCACCGTGCTGGCAAGTCCGCAGGCCCAGAGCATCGACGAGGCACTGATCGACCCCGCGACCGGCGCGCCGTGGCCCGAGGTGCCGGTGGAGCGCTACGTCCGCGCGGACGGGTCGTTGACCGACGAGTCCGCGGAGGCGGCGCTGCGCTGGGTGCCGGCGCTCACGCGCGACGTGCTGCACCCGAAGCAGGTCCGGCTTTACCCGGCCAGCGCCAAGGATGTCTGGGATGCCGAGGGCGTGCTGGTGGCGGAGGTGCAGCCGTGGGCCGAGTGGCGGCGGCGCTTTCCGGACCTCGTCCCTGAGGGCGCGGACGAGGACGCGCTGGCCGGCAAGGCCGCAGACATCCGGCCCGGTGAGTTCAAGCGCCTTTTCCCGAAGCACGAGCCTCAGGCCGACGCGGCCGAGGACAAGCTCGTGCTGGGCGTCCACGTCTACCTGCGCGAGTGCCCGGACTACCCCGATGGCGCGCACATCATGCTCGTCGGGCACCTCATCGCGGCGCAGGGCCCGTGGGTGAGTGAGCGCAACGGCCAGCGCCAGCCGCTCGACCTCCCGGTCGTCCAGTGCCGCCAGTTCCGGGGGCCGCTCGACGACCCGCACGGGCGCGGGCTGATGGACTTCCTGGGCAACTCCAACCAGCTCCGGGCGCACCTGATCGGGGTGATCGAGGACGTGCTGGACCGCAACGCCAACCGGAAGGTCTTCATCCCGACCAACAGCCTGCTGCAATCCAAGCAGCAGATGCTGCCCTTCCTGACGCACATCCCGATCAACCCCGGCGGCGAGCCCAAGTACGAAGATCTGATCCCGGTGCCGGGCGAGGCGCTCCAGCTGCTCGACATCGTCAACCGGGAGATGGACGACGCGAGCGGGTTGCAGGAAGCGGGGCAAGGCTTGCAGAGCCGCGGCGTCGACAGCGGCCGCCACGCGCTCGCGATCATGTCGCAGGTGCAGGCTGGGCTCTCGGACCTCAAGCAGCACGCCGAGCGCGCCTACATCCGCGCCTGCCGGGTCCAGCTCCAGCTCATCGGCAAGGACTACACGGTCCCCCGGCTCCTCCGCTGGGAGGGCGCGGACGGGGCCTACAAGGTCAAGCGCTGGATGGGCAGCGACCTGGGCTCCACGCGCGACGTGCGCATCCGGCCGGGGACCATGAGCATGATGCCGCCGCTCCAGAAGCTGCAAGCGGCGGTGCAGTGGGGCCAGCTCGTGCAGGCCGGCATGGCCCAGCCCGACGACCTGCAAGACTTCGTGGCCTCGAGCCTCAAGGGCCTGACCGGCCTGGAGGACAACCCGCACCTCCAGCGCGTCCGGCGTCAGGTGGAGCTGTGGCGGCAGGGCCCGCCCGAGGGGTTCCTTGAGGCAGTCGAGCAAGGGCAGGCGATGGCCCAGCAGGCGCAACAGCAGGCGCAGCTGATGGCCCAGCAGGCCCAGATGCTGGGCCAGCCCGCCCCGCCGCCGCCCCCACCGCCGCCCCCGCCTCCGGTCCCCGAGGCGCTCCAGCAGCTCCCGATGGATACCCAGCCCCCGGTCGCGACCCTCCGGGTCCGCGAGCTGGGCCGGGCGATGGCGGGGCTGAGCTTCTTGGCCCAGCCCGCGCCGTGGCGGCAGGTGCTGATTGACCTCTACCAGCAAGCCGTGCAGGTGCTCGCCCCGCCCCCGCCGCCCGGAGGGCCCGCTGGCGCGCCCCAGCCGCCCGCTGGGCCGCCGAATGGCGCGCCCCCACTGCCGCCCCCCAACCCGGTACAGGGCCAGCCTCCGGCGCTCACAGCCCCCGAGGCAGACATCCTCGGGCCGTCGGTCGGCCAGCCGGCGGGGCTCTAATGGAGCCGATCGAGCTGCTGGCCCTGATGACGGCAAGCCTGCGCGCGGGCGCGGGCGGACGGAGCGACGCGGCGTGGGCCAAGGCCGCCGAGGAGGCGGTCTACGGGTTGAGCCTCATTCTCGCCAACGAGGCCAGCATCCGGGCTCAGCTCGCCAAGGCCCTGACCCCAGCCGCCGCGTCAGGCGACCTGGTCGTCCCGGCCAGCGGATTAGTCGTGCCTAAATAACGCAATGCGTCGAACCGTGGGCATCCTATTGACTTTTCACCGGAGGTAGGCTAATGTCTGAGCGTGAGTCCCCGTCCCCTGAGGACTGGACCCTGGACGACGACGAGTTTTCCGCCGTCTTGGGGACTGAGCCCGAGGACGATGCGCCCCTGTCCGACGCCGAGGCGGCCCCCGATGAGGCCCCCGCCGCAGCGACCGACGACAGCCCCGCGCCGACGGAGGCCACATCTGCCAACGCCGCGTCCGCGGACGGGTCACCCCTCGGGGCCCCTGACGCCCCAGCCGAGCCGAGCGCAGCCGCAACGCAACCATTGACAACTGAAGGGTTTACGCCGCCGACTGGTGACCCGTTCACGTTTACCGTGGATGGACAGCAGGTCGCGGTGGATGGGGCCGTCGTGGCGGGAGACTACATCGTCATCCCGAAGACGGTCTGGGACCGGCAGATTCGCCCGAATCATCTGGCGGATCGGCGGGTCTGGCGCGAGAAAGAGCGCGCCTACGCAAGCGCCGTGCAGGAAGCCCAGCAGGGCTTCAACGAGCGCGTTGCGCGGGCGGACGCGATTCTGGCGCGGGTGGCGGAGCTGAACCAGGCCGGCCCGGAGGCGTGGGCGCAGTGGCTGGATCAGTTCCAACAGAACGCCCCCCTCCTTGAGGCGCAGGCCCGCGAAGCGGCCGCGCGCCAACAGCTCGAGCGCATTCAAGCCGTGGAGACGGCGCGCGCCCAGCAGGAGCAGGCCACCACGCTGGTCCCGGTGCTTCGGCAGCACCTCGAACGTGCGGTGGATACGGCGATTGGGCTCGACGAGTACAAACTCCTCGCCCCCGACGCGGCCGCGCTGAAAGAGTTGCTGTGGGGCGAGGAGGCGGAGCGGCTGTTCTTTGTGCCCGACCGCGACGACCCCGGTATGGGGTGGCGCGCGGGCGAGGTCGCGTTCCGCACCGACGTGTTCCAGCGCCTGCTGGACCGCCAACTCCTCACGGCCAAGCGCGTCGGCCACCAGGCCGCCGAAGTCGCCAAGGCCGCCAAGCACAATCAGGCGGCGACCGCGAAGGCGACCAGCCGCGCCAAGCCAGCCCCGACCCCACCCCGCGACCCGCAGACCGGCCAGTTCGCCCCGACGTCCGCCCGCCACTGGAAAGACCAGCTCATCGATGAGGACTGGTCCGACATTCTCGAGGAGTAACACATGGCACAGCTCGCGTTTTCGAGCACCACGTCCGGCACCACGCTCGCCAAGGTCCACAAGAAGATTCAGGGCAACCTCCTGAAGGGCTTCACGACCAAGTGCGAGGAGTGGAGCTGGGCGTCGAAGCTCAAGGATTTCGACGTCACGCCGTCCGCGCGTGAGGTCACCACCCCGATTGACATCACCAACCAGCCGCAGGGCGGGTTCATCCCCGAGTTCGGGTATGAGTCCAACCCCATCACCGCGGCCCCCCAGGAGCTCACCGCCGCGTGGAGCAACTACAACGCGCGGTTCAGCTTCTCGATCACGTCCAAGATTTTGGACACCAAGCACCGGCAGTCGCAGGTCATTCGGCAGCTCAAGTACCAGACCATGAAGCTGACCGAAGGCATGGCGAAGCGCATCGGCTACTCGTTCTACGGCAAGTCCACGGGCGTGCTGGCCGACACTTCCACCAACGCCACGAGCGCCAGCCAGACCCTCACCCTTGAAGACGCCTTTGGGATGAGCGGCCTGGACACCGCGTCGTACCTCGCCGCGATGTTCGCGGTCGGCGACCGGATCGGCCTTGTCCGCAGTGCGGCGCTGGTCGCCAACGGGATTGGCGAAATCACCGCCATTACCCCGGCGACGCCGAGCATCGCGGTGACCATGATCGGCTCCGCCGACGTGGACGCCAACGACAGCATCGTGCTTGCCAACTCGGTGGAAAACACCACCCTCGCCGGGACCGAGTACAACCTCGCCCCGTCGGGCCTGCTCGACTTCGTCCACACCGCCTCTGTCCACGGACTCTCGTCCTCGAGCTACGCGAACTGGGCCCCGGCGTTGGATGACTCGACCGGCGGCCGGTTCACGGCCGTGCGGCTCATGTACGCCCAGCACGAGATCATGAACAAGGGCGGCGGCGAAGCCGATACCCTGATCGTCGATCAGGGCGTCCTGCGCGATATGTACGCGCAGGAGCGTGCGGCGCTCCGCTTCGGCAACCCGAACGAGCTCGACTTCGCCGGCGATGTCAAGGCGAAGGGCTTCAAGATTCTGTCGAGCCGCAAGGTGCCGCCTGGCTATGCGTTCGTGCTGGACTCCAACTCGGTCAAGAAGTGGACCCTCGTCGAGATGCCGGGCGAAGATGGCCCAGCCGTGCCGGACTATGGCTCGGAGAACATCGACAAGGTCGCCGACCGCAACGGGTTCGTCTTCAGCTTCGACTTCCCGTATAGCTGGATTTGCACCAACCGCGGCAACATCGCGGCGTTCAGCGGCCTGACCACGGCCACCGCGTAAGTGCGGACTTTCCCAAAGGGTGCGGGTGTTCTGGTCCCGGTGCCAGACACCCGGCCCGGCGGGACCGCCCTCAGCTAAGGACATACAATGGCCCTGACTAAGCAGAAGCTGGTTCGCGACACCGCGCCGCTTGATTCCGTCCAGCGCACGTTGCTGATCCAGCACAACCTCGTGCTAAACCAGCTCCGCACCATCGCCGCCAAGCTGGATGCGGACGCCGGCGTCACCGACACTGACTATGCGTCCGGGCTTGATGCCTCGGGCGTGCGGCTGCTGTCGAGCGCAGGCACCGACACCGAAATCACCGCGTAGGAGGCGGCGCGGTGTTTCTGTGGGACCGGACGCCGCCAGCCGAGGCGCTGGCGGCCCTCCACCGGCTGGCCCCGCCCTCGCCGCAGGTCAGCCACCTCACGCTGTTCTGGGTCAGCGGCACCCCCGATGACCCGGTCCAGCGCTGGCTCGTCTATCAGGCCGTCCCCGTCCAGTATCTGGCCGAGGGGCGGCTCGAGGCGTTTCTGGCGTTTGCGCCCTGCCGCTGCCCGACATGGCCCGGCGGCACCGCAACATGGGACCAGCCCTGCCCGCGCTGCGGGATGCGGCCGTCCCCGGAGCGTCAGCGCGTCCTGGACTACTACCTCCAGACCGGCTGCCTCGCCGCGCCGTTCTGGGTCGTGCAGGGCAATCACGGCGGCCATAAGTGGCGCTACAGCGCCGAAGAGGCCGCGTGGGCGCGTTGGGCCGGAATGCCCGATGAGCCGCCCGCGGCCGGCGAGTTGCCCTATGCCGACTTCGATCCGCGCGTCATCCGGAAGCTGCGCGCCGTTGACCTCGCCCAGCGGGCGCAGGCCAAGCTGGCAAGCGCCTCCGAGACCGCGCGCAAGGAATCTGAGCAGGGGCTTCGCAAGGCCATGCTCGCCGCCTATGCCCTCGAGGCGCGGGACACCGTCACGGACGGCTGGTCAGCGCTTGGCGGGCTCACCAACGTGGTGCATGACACGCCACGGCAACTGGCGCATGACGACGACTGGGTCGATGAGCAGTTTGTCGAGACCGGAGCCGTTCATGCGTTTGTGTCCTAACCATTTGACCGGGAGAATGTGATGGCACTCGCAACCAATACACCGCGCGGCACGCAACCCGACCAGCGTCGCTACGCCCTCTACAAGGATCAGCACGGCCGGACCTGGGGCTGCCTGATCGACAAGCGGACGGGCCACCCCGTGGACACGTTCCAGCCCAAGTTTGAGGCCCCGTGGTATCCGGATCACCAGTACGTCACGATCCTGCCCGACAGCGATATGCGCCCCAACGAGGTGGTGCTGCGCTACGCCGACGCCATCGCGGACCTTGAGCGTGCCCATGAGCGGTATCAGCACGCCATGCTCACGGCGGGGATCGAGCTGCACGGGCAGGCCTTCGATGAGACCAAGCCGACCCTAGCCGTGCTGAGCCGAGTGGGCCGGCCGCCAAAGCCGGTGCTGCCGTGGCGGCTGGCCGAGGCCGGTAATGACTGGCTGCTCGGCCATGCCTCCTTTGACGCCACCAATCCCGCGCACGTCGAGGCCGCCGAGGCGCTCGGGCGCACGGACCTCCTTCCGGTGCCGGTGGAGACCGGCAGAAAGCGGACCCGATGAAAGGCTTTACTGTTACCATCCCGGCGGTTACGACCGACTACGCGCTTGCCATCAACGAGGCGGCGGGCCTGGTCGCCTCCGGCACCGGCACCGCCGATGCCGCGTACTCGGCCGGCACCACGACCATCACTATCAACGGCATGACCGCCTCCAAGGTGCTCAAGGCTGGGGCGGTGATCCGGATTCCGGGGCACACCAACGCCTACACCACCTCCGGCGATGTGACCGCCAGCGCGGGGGGCGTGCTCTCGAGCGTTGCGCTCCTGCCCGCCAGCGGCCTGGCGCACGACATCGCCGCCGGGAGCCCAGTGCTCGTTGAGCAGGTCAAGATTCCGCTCGACAGCGGCACCGCCTCGGGCGTCTATCAGGGCAATACCCAGTTCACCATTGCCGGCGACGCCACCGTGTACCGGCTCGTGGACTCGGTCACGGCCACGGCCGGCGGCGACCTGGGCTCGGTGCTGATCCAGCCCCCGCTCGCCAGCGCCCCGGCCGATAACGCCGTGGTGACGGCGCTCCCGCCAACCCTCACCGATGGCGCGGACGGCTACGAGAGCACGGTCACCTTCAACGTGACCGGGATTGCCGGCGGCGCTGTGCTGACGCCCGAGGGCACCATTGACGGAACCAATTGGTTCGGGCTTGGGATTACCCCGACCACCGGGACGACGATGGCGACCACGCTCAACGCCAACGGCGCGTGGCGAATGCAGACCGCAGGGTGTGCTCGGACCCGGCTGCGCGTCAGCACCGCCGGCACCGGCACGATCACCGTCGCCGCGGCCCCCACGGTCGGATGACCGCAGACGCTGTCACGGCCGTCCTAAACGTGGCCCGCGCCCACAGCTGGGTGCGCGAGACCACCGGCCCCAACCGCGGCGAGGCGGTCAACGCCATCCTGGCGCGGGTGGGGCTACCGCCCGGCCAGCCGTGGTGCGCGGCCTTTGTGAGCTACGTCGGCTGGGCCGTGCTGCGTCAGGCGTGGCCGCTCCCCAACGTCGGCGGCTGCGTGAGCCTCTTCGACGGGGCCAACGCGAAGCAGCTCGTGCGCGACACCCCGGCTGCCGGGTCGGTCTTCCTGCTCTGGAGCCCAACCCTGGGCCGCTTTGCCCATACGGGCTTTGTCACGGCCGGCCCCGACGAGGACGGCGAGTGGCCGACCGTGGAGGGCAACAGCAACCCCGGCGGCAGCCGTGAGGGGACGGGCGTGTTCCTGCGGGCGCGGACCTTTGAGCCGCGCGACCGCTTTATCCACTGGTGGGCGCAACCCACCCGACCGGCCCCGACCGGGGTCTAGGAGGCAGCATGGTGCTCAGCAAGGTGTGGGGCTACGCAGCCATTGTGACGGCGGTGTTTGGTGCCCTCAATACTGCCGACGTGTTGGCGGTCATCGGCCCGCAGGTCGGGTCAGTCGTCACTGTCATCGCCACGGTGCTGGCGGCCATCAGCCGCGCCCTGACCGACCGCGACGGCGACGGAAAGCCGGACCTCGTTCCGTGATCGCCAAGACGCTGGCGGCGTTTGTGGGGCTCGGGCTCGGCTGTGCCGCGCTCGGGATTGGATACGCCTCCGACGCGCGCGTCGCCCCGCCACTGGCCCCGCGGCTCGCCGCGGCGACCGTTTGGATGCCGGTGGGTGCGGGCCCAGACACGCTGATATTGCAGGCACGCTGGAACCTGCCCGGAGACGACGGGCGTGGCGCGCTGGACAGCGTCATCGCGCAGGTGAGCAACTTGAACGCCAACGGGTGGCTGCGGCTGGCCGTGCCCTTGACGGCGGTGGCGGCAACGTTCCGCCAGCCGATCCCGACCGGCGACGCGACCTATGTGGTCCAGGCGCAAGTGTGCGCCTTTCGACGGCGGCAGGTGGCGTGCGCCGACGCGGCCACGGAGTACCAGTACCGCGAGCCGGCGCTTGCCGCGGTGACGGGCCTGACCGTGACCGCAACGCGCGCGCCATAACGGAGGGGTATGGCGATCTGGGACAGTGCGGACCTCTTGGCGCGGTGCAAGTTTCACGCAAACCGGCCAACCACCGACGAGGCGATGACGGACGCGCAGTGGTACACGCTGCTCTCCGATGCCCAGCAGCGCTGGACCCGGATCATCGCCTCACTCGTCCCGGAGTCTGGCGTGACGGAGCCGGTGCAGCTCAGCGAGACCACGCCGGGCAAGGTGTGGACGTTTGCGGACGTGCCGCTCGGCCACCTCGAGCTCCGTCACGGGCGCGAAGGCGAGCTGCTCACGGTCGGAGCGGACTTTGCCGAGACCACCGATCTCGTCTGGGAGGGAGATCGGGTGCGGGTGCCGGGTGGGCGCAGCCAAACCTATGCCAACGGGATTTACGCGCGGTACATCGCGACACCCACCGTCATTGACGGCAGTACGGCACCGACGCTGCGTCCCGCCCCCGCCCGGCTCTTGCTGGTGTACGATGCGGTGATGCAGTGGGCGGAGCGCGGCGGCCATCGCGACCCGAGCCCCTACCGCGCCAAGTTGCAAGCGGTGTGGGGTGGCGATCCGATGATCCCCGGCGACACGGGGATTTTGGGCAGCCTCCGGACAACGGTTTTTGGGCAGGGCATTGACGCCTCCACGGGGCTGTTCACCAAGTGGTGGCAGTCGCAGGACTTCGCGTAATGGCCCGTCGGCGCGGCGGAAGCTCCGCGGTCACATGGCGTCCACCACCGATGTCCGAGTTTCGGGTCGGGCCGGTGACCCGCATCGTCGATTCCGACACGCCCGACGCCACGGGGCCTGGCGTGATTGCGTATGCTGGGAACTGCGTGCTCGTCCAGGACGACGTGGGCCCTGCCGTGGTGGGTCGGCCGGGACTGAGCCAGCGCGGCGGCCAGCTCGGCGCTGTGGGCGGACGGGCCGGACAATGGGTCGGCCAGTTCAGTACCTCGGCGGGCACGACCCAAACGATTGCGGTCGTCAACGGCACGCTCTGGAGCTACGACTGGACTAACGACCTGTGGAGCGAGGTCGTGACCGCCGCCAATCTGGCAAGCGCCTCTGTGACGCTGAGCACCACAGCGAGGGTGTATGCCACGCAGGTTGGGGACCATATTGTCTTCAGCGACGGCACCAACACGCCATGCAGCTGGGACGGCACGACCGGCGCGGGGGGCCTGACCGCGCTGACCAACGCCCCGGTGTTGTACGGCCCCATTGTGACGTACTACGGGAAGCTGTTTGGCATCAAGAACACCGACCGCGTCACCATCGTCTGGAGTGAGGAAGGCGACGAGACGACGGGCTATGAGGCCGGCGGCTACAACAACGCATGGTCCCTGCGCCAGACCGACGCCGACCCGTTGACCGCGCTGGCTGCCACCAACGACCAGCTCATAGCGTTCCGGCGCTCTAGCACGACCTCCATCCGCGGCGCGGTCAGCGATGCGTTTTCCACGACGGGGACGCGCGATGGCATCAGCGCCAGCATCGGGACGGCGAGCCCGGCCAGCGTCATGGCCTGGGACAACGTGGTCTACTTTCTCGGCTCCGACCGGCACTTCTACCGCGTCGGGACCGGCGGACTCGAGGAAGTGGGGCAAGGCCATCGCGTTGGGCTCGCCGCCGTGCCGGTCAGCAAGCTCGGGAGCGCCGAGGCCTTCGCGTGGTACGGGGCCCCGGACCAGCGCTACATCGGCATGGCGGTCGTGGAGACCAGCCAGACCTACACGTCGCGCTACTTCGTGCTGGACGCCGACACGGGGCGGGCCGCCGGGACGTGGTTTGGGGTGCTGGGTCAGCGCTGGGGCCTGGTCGAAGACACCGAGGGGCAACTCTGGACTGCGTGCCTGAGTGGCGCGACCAGCGCGAGCGCCACGGACGGGTACTGCTATACCGTTGGCGTGCTCGACGGGGCCGTCTGGAAAGATGAGTTTGCCACCGCCGATGAGGCCATCACTCACATCTTGCAGAGCGGCTTTCTCGGCTGGGACGAAACGGTGGACAAGCTCTGGGACCGGTGTGACATCTCGTTCGTACTGAAGACGGACTTGTCCCTTGCGACGGTCAGCTACGTCACGCCGCGGGGCAGTGCCGCAACCCAGACGCTCCCCACCGTGGCCGGTACTTCCGGGGCCAGGTGGGACAGCTTTTTGTGGGACACGGGAACGTGGGCAGACAGCGCGGCCGTGGAGCACAAAGTCTCGCTGGGCTGGAACGGGCAGGGGCGCTGGCTGCAATTCACCCTCTCACATGACACGCTGGACGAGCGGTTCGGGTTTCAGTCGGCGCGGGTCGCTGCGCTGCCGCTCGACACCAACCCGTTGACGACGTAAGGACTACGCATGGGCAAAATCGGCACACTCACGTCATTTACCTCGGGGACCACCGCCAAGGCGTCGGAGGTCAACGGCAACTTTGACGAAATCAAGACCAAGACCAACACCTACGGAATGTGGGTGGATAGCGCCTGCACGGTCTCGGTCGGCCATACCTTTAGCGCAGCTCAAACCTTTGGTGCCGGGATCAGCCTGACCGGGACGCTGACGATGGCGACCGCAGCCTCCACCCTGGTGCCGGGCGCGACCAGCTTTACGATCCGCAACAATGCGGACAGCGCCGACAACCTCAAGGTACTGGACTCTGGGGCGACCACGATCCGAAACGCGCTGACGGTGTCGGCGGGTGGGGCCACGATCACCGGCAACTCAACCATTACCGGGACGCTCGGTGGGCTCACCGGGCTGACGATGGCGAGCGGGACGCTCTCGGCGGTGGACCTCACAGTCAGTGGCACGTTTACGCCAAACGGCCTGACCAGCAACGGCAATCTGACGTTCAGCGGTGCGAGCCGACGCATCATTCCCGGTACATCGTCGCTAACTATCCGCAACGTTGGTAATACGGTGGACGCCATCTCGGTCCAGTCCACCGTTGTGGCGATTGGAGGAAGTGCAACAATATCAGAGGTTCAAATCGGCACTGGTTCCAACACGACAATTGGAAATACCGGAATGTCTACAAACGCCACGGCTGGGTTCCTAGTATTGCCGGGAACCAATGGCGCGGGCGCGCCTACGGGGGCGGTGAACCAATATTCCTGCTGCGTCGATGATGCCAACAGCCGCCTGTATATCCGGATCGGCTCAACGTGGAAATACGCGAGTCTGACCTAATGGCAAATCCGACGCGGAGTGACTTGGAGCGCTGGACGCAATTTGCGCAGGACGGCCTGCGCGAGATGGGCGCGTGGGTGACCGACAATCAGGACAGCCCCTACGCCGCAACGGTGGGCAGCATTGTCTTGGCGACGCAACAGCAGCTTGGCGTGTTGCAGAGCATCGTCAAGCAGATGGCGCGCGAGGAACTGCGCGTGCGGCGCGACCTCCTGCAAAGCCAAATTGACGCCCTCACCGCAGACATTGGCCCATGACGGTGTTGCAGATCACGACGGCGCAGGCCGAGCTCCTGCGCGAGTGCCTGGGCGCGGCGCAGCGCGCGCAGGCCGACTTGAATTTGGCCTTTACGGCCATCGTCCGCGGGCACGGACTCACGGAGGCTACCATCGTGGACTTGGAGGGCACGGCGCTGACGGTGCGCCTGCCGGAGATGGCGGCGCATGGCGAGTAACCCGGCAGCGGACCCCACACCGTGGCCCGCCGCGCCGACCTTTGCGCTGGGGGTGCCCACCGTTCGTATCACCAACCTTGTCCCTCCCGCGGACACGACGCCGACCACCGACACGGAGTAAGTCATGGCAAGTTCCATCACCAGTTCCATTACCGTTGAGGCCAAGAAGCGCTGGCTCAACGGCGACTTTGGCACCAGCGACACCTACAAGTGCGCCTTGATCAAGGGCACGACGGGGACGCTGACCTTCAACAAGAACAAAGACTCCTACGACGACCTGTCCACGGACGAAATCAGCGGCACCGGCTACACGGCCGGCGGGGTGACCATTACCAAGACGGCCGGCCCTGGCACGACCACGGGCTCGGAAACCAACGGCTTTCTGGATTTCACCGACGCCCAGTGGACGAGCGCAACGTTCTCCGATGTGCGCGGCTGCGTGATCTACAACGACTCGGATGCCAACAATACCGCGCTGTGCTGGATCAACTTCGGGGCTGAGTTTGCCGTCACCAGCGGCACGTTCACGATCGAGTGGCCGGCAGCCGCCGAATCCACCGCGATCATCCGGATCGCCTAACCGTGGCCGCGCCCATTCCACGCAAGCGCCTGCGAAAGCTGGGGACGCCGCGCACGGGCCGGGTGGGATTCGACCCGCGCGCCCTGCGGATGGTAAAGCGGTGACCTGCGACGCCTGCCGCGTGCTGGCAGGATATGAGGCGTTGATGGACGTGGCAATTGAGGCCGGGCTGACCGTGGCGGTGCCGTGGCCGGAGTCAGAGCGGCAGGCACGACGAGTGCGACACGACCCCGCCCGGCGGCGGAAAGCGCCTTGGTGGGCGCGGTGGTCCGCGCACGAGACCTTTCGGGCCGCGATGCGGCAGGGGTGAGGTATGGCTGATAATGTTGCGATAACCGCAGGCAGCGGCACGACGATTGCCACCGACCAGTTGACGGGCGGTGAGCACGTCCAGAAGGTCAAGCTGCTGGACGGCACCGCCGACAGCAGCACCGCGATTGCGGGCGATGCCACCTACGGCTTGGACGTGGATGTGACTCGCGTGGGCGGCACCGTGGCCACGGGCGGCGAGGTCGCGCATGACAGCGCGGACAGCGGCAACCCGCTCAAGGTGGGGGCCAAGGCCATCGCCCACGGCACCAACCCGACAGCAGTCGCGGCGGCGGATCGGACTGACC